GAGCGCGATGCGTGGCTGAACTGGCCGGCGCGCATCTCCGCGCAGATGGCGGCCAGGCTCGGCATCGAGCCTCATGCGATGCACGTCGCCCTGGAAGCTGCAGTGCGCGAGCACCTGCAGGAACTGGGCGAACTGCGCCCCCGGGTGGACTGATGCTGGACGTCGACTACGAAGGCGCGGCCGAGATCGAGCGCGCTTGGCGCGAGGGCCTGACGCCAGATCCGCTGCTCTCGGTGTCCGAGTGGTCTGACCGCCACCGGATGCTTTCCAGCAAGGCATCGGCCGAGCCGGGACGCTGGCGGACCAGCCGCACGCCGTACCTGAAGGCCATCATGGATTGCCTGTCGCCGACCTCGCCGGTAGAGCGCGTGGTGTTCATGAAGGCCGCGCAGCTCGGCGCGACCGAGATGGGATCGAACTGGATCGGCTACGTGATCCACCACGCGCCCGGGCCGATGATGGCGGTCTGGCCGACGGTGGAGATGGCCAAGCGCAACTCCAAGCAGCGGATCGATCCGCTGATCGAGGAGTCAGCCGCCCTGGCCGAACTGATCGCACCGGCGCGCAGCCGCGACTCGGGCAACACGATCCTGGCCAAGGAGTTCCGGGGCGGCGTGCTGGTGATGACCGGCGCCAACAGCGCGGTGGGGTTGCGCTCGATGCCGGTTCGCTACCTGTTCCTCGACGAGGTGGACGGCTACCCCCTGGACGTCGAGGGCGAAGGCGACGCGATCTCGCTGGCCGAGGCGCGCACGCGAACTTTCGCGCGCCGCAAGATCTTCATCGTCTCGACGCCGACGATCTCGGGCGCGAGCGCCATCGAGCGCGAGTACGACGCGAGCGACCAGCGGAGGTACTTCGTGCCGTGTCCGCACTGCTCGCACCGACAGTGGCTGCGCTTCGAGCAACTGCGCTGGGAGCGCGGGCAGCCCGACTCGGCGGCGTACATCTGCGAGTCCTGTGACGCCTCGATTGCCGAGCACCACAAGACGTGGATGCTCGAACACGGCGAGTGGCGCGCGCTGGTGCCGGAGAACGGCATCAAGACGGCGGGCTTCCATCTGTCCTCGCTGTACAGCCCGGTCGGGTGGCGCAGCTGGCGGGACATCGCCGCCGCCTGGGAAAGCGCCGTGAGCAAGGAGTCCGGTTCGGCAGCGGCGATCAAGACCTTCAAGAACACCGAGCTCGGTGAGACCTGGGTCGAGGAAGGCGAAGCCCCGGATTGGCAGCGGCTGGTCGAGCGCCGAGAGGACAACCCGCTGGGCAGGGTGCCGGAGGGCGGCCTGCTGCTGGTCGGCGGTGCAGACGTGCAGAAGGACCGCATCGAGGCGTCCATCTGGGCCTTCGGTCGCGGCAAGGCTTCGTGGCTGGTGGAGCACCGGGTGCTGATGGGCGACACCGCCCGTGACGCGGTGTGGAAGCGCCTGGCGGAGTTGATCGCGGAGAGCTGGACCCACGCATCGGGCTCGGCCATGCCGCTGGCGCGCTTCGCGCTGGACACCGGCTTTGCGACGCAGGAGGCCTACGCTTTCGTGCGTGCTTGCCGCGACCCGCGCGTGATGCCGGTCAAGGGAGTTCCACGCGGCGCGGCGCTGATCGGCACACCGACTGCGGTCGATGTCTCGCAGGCAGGCAAGAAGCTGCGCCGGGGCATCAAGGTCTACAGCGTGGCGGTCGGTATCGCCAAGCTCGAGTTCTACAACAACCTGCGCAAGAGCGCGGACGTCGATGAGGACGGCGTGACGGTCACGTACCCGGCCGGCTTCGTCCACCTGCCGAAGATCGACGCCGAGTTCATCCAGCAGCTCTGCGCCGAACAACTGATCACGCGCCGCGACCGCAACGGCTTCCCGATCCGCGAGTGGCAAAAGATGCGCGAGCGCAACGAGGCGCTGGACTGCTACGTGTACGCCCGGGCCGCCGCGAGTGCGGCAGGGCTGGACCGTTTCGAGGAACGCCACTGGCGCGAACTCGAACGACAACTCGGGATGGAGCGGCCACCGGATGAGCCGCCACCGATTCAACCTTTCGATGCAGACGAGGCCACCCACAGCGGTGGCCTCGCTGTTTCTGGCAATCGCAATACCGGCCGGCGCGTGATCAAGAGCCGCTGGCTGACCCGCTGAGGATCTTCGTGACCTACACCACCACCCAACTCGACGCGCTCAAGCGCGCGCTGGCCACAGGCGAGCGCCGCGTGAGCTTCGCCGACAAGACCGTCGAGTACCGCTCGGTCGAGGAACTGCAGGCGGCCATCCGCACCGTGGAATCTGAGCTTGCGCGCAGCGCCGGTGCGACCCGCAAGCGCCAGATCCGGGTCACCACGTCCAAGGGCTTCGCATGACCTGGTGGGCTCAACTCAGAGCGAGCCTGTTCGGCAGACCGACACCGACCTATGACGGCACGGGCTCCGGCCGGCGCGCCATGGCCTGGCAGGTCGGCAATCCCGGCGCCGTGGCCGCGCTTGCCTTCAGCCAGGACGAACTGCGCGCCAAGAGCCGCGACCTGGTGCGGCGCAATGCCTGGGCGGCCGTCGGCGTCGAGGCCTTCGTGGCCAATGCCATCGGCACTGGTATCAAGCCGCAGTCGATGGTGGTCGACCCGGCATTGCGGGAGGCTATCCAGGCGCTGTGGCGCGACTGGTGCGACGAGGCCGATGCAGGCGGCCTGACCGATTTCTACGGCCTGCAATCGCTGGCCTGTCGCGCGATGCTGGAGGGGGGTGAGTGTCTGGTGCGGTTGCGCTACCGGCGCCCCGAGGATCGGCTGACAGTGGGGCTGCAGATCCAGGTGCTGGAGCCTGAGCATCTGCCGACGACGATGAACCGGGAAGTGGCCTCGGGCAACGTCATCCGCGCAGGCATCGAGTTCGATCGACTCGGTCGACGTGTGGCCTACCACCTGTACCGCTCGCATCCCGGCGACGGGGCCCTGGCACCGATGTCCGGCACCGGCGGCATGGAGACGGTACGCATCCCCGCATCCGAGGTCGTCCACCTGTTTCGGCCGCTGCGGCCAGGCCAGATACGAGGTGAACCCTGGCTGGCCCGGGCGCTGGTCAAGCTCAACGAACTTGACCAGTACGACGACGCCGAACTGGTGCGCAAGAAGACCGCCGCGATGTTCGCCGGCTTCGTTACCCGTCTGGCGCCGGAGGACAACCTGATGGGCGAAACCTCATCGGACGAGCAGGGCGTTTCGCTTGCCGGCCTGGAGCCTGGAACCTTGCAGCTACTGGAGCCCGGCGAGGACATCAAGTTTTCAGCGCCCGCGGACGTCGGCAGCTCGTATGCCGAGTTCATGCGCCAGCAGTTTCGTGCTGTGGCGGCCGCGATGGGCATCACCTACGAAATGCTCACGGGCGACCTGACCCAGGTGAACTACTCGTCAATCCGCGCCGGCTTGCTTGAGTTCAGGCGCCGCTGCGAGGCCCTACAGCACGGCGTCATCGTGCACCAGCTGTGCCGCCCGATCTGGCAGGCCTGGATGGAGCAAGCAGCGATCGAGGGCACGCTGACCCTGCCGGCATTCAGCCGCAGGCGCCGCGAGTACCTGGCCGCGAAGTGGATCCCGCAAGGCTGGCAGTGGGTCGACCCGAAGAAGGAGTTCGACGCCATGCAGACGGCCATCCGCGCCGGTCTGCTGTCGCGCTCGCAGGCGATCTCGGCCTTTGGCTACGACGCCGAGGACATCGATCGCGAGATCGCCACCGACAACCAACGCGCGGACGAGCTCGGTCTCGTCTTCGATTCGGACCCGCGCAATGACGCCAGACGCGTCGACGCCCGTAACACCCACGCCAGCGTCGAGCCGGGTCTCGTGGAACCCCAGGACACTTGACATGCAGCTCGTACATCTGGCGTCCCGTCTCTACGGGACGCCGCTTCTCATCGCCCGCGCCAAGCTCGACGTGATCCTGGCCGTGCTCGGGCCGCGTATCGGTCTGCAAGGTCTGGACATGGCCGCACCACTGCCCGGGCCGCGAAGCGAACTACCCACATCGCCCGGCATCGCGCTGATTCCGGTGCACGGCACGCTGGTGCGCCGTGCGCTGGGACTGGAGGTGGCCTCGGGGCTGTGCTCCTACGCCGAGATCGGTGCTCGTGTCGATGCGGCCCTCGCCGACCCCGCAGTGACGGGCATCCTGCTGGATATCGACTCGCCAGGTGGCGAGGCCGGCGGCGTTTTCGAACTCGCCGACCGCATCCGCCAGGCCAGCGCCATTAAGCCCGTCTGGGCGCACGCCAACGATGCTGCCTTCTCAGCCGCCTACGCCCTCGCGGCTTCCGCAACACGTCTGACCCTGTCTCAGACGGCGGGGGTCGGCTCGATCGGTGTCATTGCCCTGCATGTCGACCAGTCGGTCAAG